ATCAAATGATGGGGCTTCTCCTCTTTGGTCAGTTACCAAGATTCCAAATGTATTCAAACTAACATTTGTTAATACTCCATCAACTTCTCTTTGATTACTTCTTCCCATAATTACGACATTACTACCAATACCGAAACTCAAATCAATATGTGGTGGAACCCAACAAGCAATTGATGAATTACCATCTGAATCATAGTCAAATTCAGCATTTAAATCACTAATAAAAATTGTTCTATTGCCTGTAGAATTTGGTTTTAATATCATATTTGTTACTATTCCATCAGTTAATACCATTCTTTGTGATAGTGGTAAAGTTGCAGTATTTTGGTGATATGTTTCTAACTCAACTAATGGTGTTATATATTCTGACATTGCACTACCTAATATATCTTGAACATCTACATTAGACACATCTCTAAAATTATCATCATTAGGGTCTAATTCATCATTATATTGTAATACAGGTTGATTCCAAACACCATACATAGCATTTCTTTCATGATTCCAAATCCCTGTTACATGACAAAATCGGTAGCAATCTGCACTAAAGTTTTGAGCCATTTCATTCTTTAGTGAAAGAGTCCAATACTGGGTATTAGCCCCTTCTACTTCACCAACAAAATGTATTCTTCTAGTCCATTGTTCAAGAGGAAGTGGTTTTCCATAATTCTTATTTTTATCACCACTACCAAATGAAGGTCTATTATCAACAGGAATAATCCACCCATCTTCAACTTCAATAGCCGCATCAGGAATAGCCCAATTATTGTCTTTTTCTCTTGTTGTTTCTTCATTATTAAGCCATTGGCTAATTTGATAACCTGCCATTACTGATGTAATTTTTGCTATTTTACCTTGTCTGTATGTTTCATCTTTGTTGCGCTGATATTCACCTTGTACTTGCTTACGCTGATATTCCATCATATCTCTGCAATCTTCAATACCGACTATTATTCCAAATCCAGTATTGACTAGGGAATTAGTTGTTGTTGTTGGGGTTGATTGTTGCCGTTTTGCTTGTCCGAACCATTGACGGAATAATCCTCGCAATAGAGGTTTATCCGTATCAAGGTCGGGATTAAGTTGGTTTTGTTTGGCAATATCCAACAATTTCTCCCTAGTTTCTTCCATAGAAAGTCCTAAGACTTCCGCCGCTTTCATTATTTCATTCTCCATATTTTTCATTCTCCTTATTTTTTATTTTTTTTATTTCATTTGCGCCATCATCCATGATACCAATATTCTTGGGGTCATTTGCTGACTACGCCACTCTGTTTCTCCTATTACTCTAAGTAACTTAAATTTCTTAGTATAGTCTAATTCTGTAAATACTACTACATCATGTAATCCTATACAAATATCCTTAACTGTTTTTCCATTCCTTAACATCTTAAAGAGCATATCTCTACAATCAGTCCATTCAGAAGTTAAAATCAAATCTAATGCTTTATTATACTGTTCTAATGATTTAGATATTTGTAATTGTAATGGTCTTTTAGAGGCTATTGCCGCTTGCAATTCTGTGATTACTCTACGCAAATCGCCGTTGTAAGAGCATATAAAGGCTTCTAGGTCATCCTCTGGGGGTGCAGTTTTACCTTCTAGTGTTAAAATTTTACTTATTACGCTATAGATAATATCATTATTAATT